CAAGCTCACCAGCCAGCCCGCGGAAGATATGCCGCCGCTCTGGCGTGGCCCGATCCAGCTGCAGGCCCAGATGGCCATCCTGGGCGCACGCTGGGGCTGCATCGCCACGCTCTATCAGGGCACCGAGCTCCGGCTGTTCCTGTTCGCGCCGCACGATCAGACGCTGGGCGCGATCCGCGCAGCCTGCGAAGACTTCCAGCGCCGGCTGCTGGTCTGGAAGGAAACCAATACGGTCGACTTCTACCCGCCGCAGGACAGCAAGGATGCCAACCGCATGTACCCGCAGGCCGAGCCCGACTCGATCATCCACCTGGATGACACCGCGCAGGAACTCGCGATGAAGATGCTGGCCGCCAAGATCAAGATCGACCAGGCCGAGACCGACCGCGCCGACGCGGAGAAGAAGCTCAAAAAATTGATCGGCACTGCAGCGAAGGCAGTCGCCGGCAACTATCTGGTCAGCTGGCCGATGCGCAACTACCAGGCGCAGCCAGCCAAGACCGTGCCGGCCAAGGAGGCCTATTCGATCCGGCAGTCGACCCTGTCCATCAAGGAGATCCGGCCATGAACAACCTGCAAGACGCTCACGATCGCGCCGTGCGTGCCGTTCGTGCCGCGACGATCACCGCCAGCGAAGACGAAGCCGCCGAGCTCGTCGACGCGATGGCCGCACTCGTTCTCGAAACCATCAAGGCATTCCTGCCGGAAGGCGAAGAATCATGCAACTGACCACCCATCGCGGGTTCGCCCCCGCCACCCTCACCGAGGCCATGCAGTTCAGCGAGCACCTGGCCTCGTCCAGCATGGTGCCCAAGCAGTACCAGGGGAAACCCGCAGACATCCTGGTATGCGTGCAATGGGGCTATGAGATTGGCCTCGCCCCCATGCAGGCGCTGCAGAACATCGCCGTGATCAACGGCAAGCCCAGCGTGTACGGTGACGCCGCGCTCGCCCTGGTGCAGGCCTCGCCGCTCTGCGAGGGCATCGATGAGCACATCGAGAACGAAGGCACGCCGAACCCGGTGGCCGTCTGCATCGCCAGGCGCAAGGGACGCATGCCGGTGATCGCCAGGTTCTCGGTCGAGGATGCCAAGCGTGCCGGTCTATGGGGCAAGCAAGGCCCGTGGCAGGCCTACCCCAAGCGCATGCTGCAGATGCGTGCTCGAGGGTTCGCGCTGCGCGACGCCTTCCCGGACGTGCTGAAGGGTCTGATCACCGCCGAGGAAGCCCAGGACTACCCGAGCGACGATCGGCCAGCGCGGGACATCACGCCGCGCAACCCGCTGGATGCGATCAAGCCCGCGATCCCCGCGCCGCCGCCCGTGATGGAGACCAGCGACCCGGTGGTCATCGAGCAGGTGTTCGCCGCCGACCAGGCGGCCGAGGATGCAGCTGCAGATCAGGCCGAGGCCGACGCAGAGCGCGAGGCCATCATCGCCGAGTCAGGCGAGCCGCCAGACTCTGACGGCCCTGGCGGTTATCCGCTGCGGGTTCCTGGCAGTGACGTGTATCTGGGCCTGTATCCGACGTTGGCAGAGTGGGCCGATGCCTACGATGCGCTGGGAGACAAGACGGCCAGGGCAGGCCGGGCAGGGGCTCGCACCAGGATGACCAAACTGCGCGAGCTCCGCGAGTGCAACGAAGAGCTCCTGCAGCGTGTCGACCTGGTGCGCAAGACCGCGCTCATGGCCGCCTACAGCCAGCGGCTGGCGGCGCTGGGTGCAGCATTGACCCCAGAGGAGCGCGAGGCCGAGGCCGCCTCACGCAAGGTTGCTTGACCCGTCTGTCATCTTGCCGGCTGCGGTGGCCACCTCGGTCACCCGCCGGCCCCATCCCTTGCCGAAAGTGTCCCAGGTCGGCAGACGCTGCAGGAAATCCAAGCGCACCGCTTGGTATTGGGACACGATTTCGTGGGCAGGCATGGCCGCGACAGCCCGCAACGTCGCAGGCCCGATCGCACCATCCGCGTTGACCCCGACAACCTGCTGCAGCCACTTGGCCGCACGGCCTGGCCCGCTGTTGATGGCCGCATCGAACACGCAATAGTCGACGCCTGCCGGCAGATCGTCGCCGGACACCTGGTTCCAATACTTGGCCTTATACATGGGCGCCACGTCCTCGGGCGTCAGCGCACGCATCGTGGCCTCGTCGACCTCATGCTTGACCCACTCCTCCCAGACTCGCTTGGTCACGCCCAGGTTGGTCATGCCGCCAGGGTCGCGGGGATGGTTCACGAAGCCGCCCTCGTGGTGCAGCACCGCGGCGAGCGCCGACTCGAAGTTCTCTTTCATTGCTTGCCTTTCTTCATGTCGAGGATTTTCTCAAGCGTGCGGCCGCCAAAGTAGAAGGACATGATGAGCATGCCCCACTGGCCTAGGAGCTCGACGTATGCCTGGTTGGTGTTCTTGTCGAACGCGCTCATCATGGCGAAGGTGAAGTAGCCCGCCAGGATCGCGATCAGCGTCATCGGTCGGATGTTCTTGGACAGCCAACTGTCGCTGCCCATGTCGGCCTTGAGCCGCTCGGTCAGGTTGTTCTGCTCGACCTCAAAGAGCTTGGTCTCGTTGGCCATCTTCGCGAGCTCGCCGTCCTGGTGGAGCTTCGCGAGCTCGGCCTGGGCTCTTGCCTTGGCCTCCGGGTCAGGCAAGACCCTGTCGAGGATCTTGCCGCCTACTTCAAGCAGCGGGCCGAGTGGCAGCATCGTCCTTCTCCTTGCCGATCAGGTTGGCGGCTGCATACGCACCCTTGCGTCCGACGATGCCGCCGACCGCGCCGATGCAGAGCAGCATGATGTCCTTGAGAATCGCCATGAACTGAGTGTCGATCGGCGAGATCTTGTCCATGTCGTGCTCGACGAACAGCACGCCCAGGATGATGCCGATCACGCTGGCAACCAGGATGCCGGTGAGCGATAGAGCGATCACCGCCCAGACCCGCACCTCCACCTCTTCCGTCGTCATCTTCATGTCGAAACCCCTGCCAATACGAACATCAGAATCACGATGACCGCGATGACCGCGACCAGAAACCTCACTGTCCAGGCCATGCTTCGATGATGTAGCTGACCAAGTGGTACATGATGATGCCGCCGGTCGCGAGCACCATCGCGATCAGCGCTCGCTCTTTCTTCTGCTTGGCCAGCCGCTCACGCTCACGCTGGGCGGCGAGCTCGGCAGCCTTACGCCGCTGCACCACCGCGTTGTGCTCGCGCTGGATGTCATCCCAGACATCAGCCTGGCCACTCCAGACCAGGAACTCGCGGAGCTCCTGCGTCATCTCGCGAACCTTTTTGGCTGCGATGACGGTCTCGAGCGCCTCGCTCATCGCAGACTGCTGGCCGCCGCCGGCATCCTTCGCCTTTGCACGCTCGTCGGTCGACGCTTTCTGCAGCTGATCCTGCGCGTCGAAGAGCTTCATGAAGTCGCCGAGACAGTCCTGCGCCTCGCGGCCAAGTTGGATCGCCTGCTTGATGCCGGCTACCGCAGCTTGCGCAGTGGCGAGTACAACCGCGACTTCGATCACGTCAGTTCACCTTCAGCACCAGGCCGAGCAGCAGCATAATGATGAACCCTGCGCTGCCGATTAGGATCGTCTCGAGCCGTTTGAGCCTGGCATTGATGCCCTCATAGCGCACCGCGCAAACCTCTTCGTGCGTCATCAACCGAGCCTCCACTTCATTCGCCGTTGCCATCAATCACCTCACACAAAACAAACCAGTCGCGCCATTCCTCGCGAGCATTGCGTTAGATCATCATGGTAACGGGGTGTCCGTAACGTAAGGGATGATCGCCACCTCGATCCATCGTTGCTGGTCAGCAGTCACGCCACTTGGGCCTAAAGCAACATACAACAGCATAATGTTGGCGTCAGCAGTCGTTACCGATCCGCTGTTATTGATGTCGCCAAGCATCCGGCCATTGATGAGTGTGTTTTTCCAATATGCGGCATCAGGCTGGCGGTTCTGTGTTGCTTTGGTAATGCTGAGTGTTGTGGAAGCACTCGGGACGTACAGCGTCTTCTGATCCCAGACTTTCGTCCATTCCCCCTTGCGAAACATGTGGATCTCGGTCGCACGCACCCAGCTGCCATCACGGTAGACATAGGCATAGCCTGGCTTCTTCCAGGCACCGCTGTCATAGACCGACAGTTCTCTCACGATGCGACCCGCAGCCAGAGCGCGCCGTTGTCAGCAGACCCGCTCGGTTCAGCAGTGCTGACGGTGATCGGCACCGCATACGCGATTTGGTTGGTGCTGATGACGGTGATCTCGTCATTGAGAGTCAGCGCCGACACCGTGATGCTGGTGCCATTGGTTGCGGTGAACTCAGCCGAATGCAAGAGCGACCCGTTGATGTAGACCTGCACGCTGCCGATGACGTAGTTGGTCGTGATCGTGGTCTGCCCAGATGTTGCCAGGGCGCGATAGATCGAATAGGTGCCTGTCCCAAGGTTCACCCAACCGGTCGCCGTGTAGATGCGAACCAAGGCGCTCACGGTGTTGTAGTACAGGTCGCCAGCCACGCGAGCATTGCCGTCCGGCCTGGCGGTCGGATCGGTCGCATAACTTCCGTAGTAGGTCGTGTTGGGAGCGCCGGCCGTTGTGGTGACGTTGCCGTTCGAGTCGAAGCTCAGGTACTTGTTCGCCCTGGTGGTGCGGCCCGGCAGCGTCATGTTGATCGTGGTCGGGTCAGTCTGCGGTGCCTGCAGCGCACGGCCCAGACCCTCGGCATTCTGCTGCGCGAAGATCGTCTGCTGGTCGAGCTCGTCGTTCAGCGTGTTGGCGAAGAAGTCGCCGCCGGTCACGAAGTCGGTGGTGCGGCTGATCGTCCGGTTGCCGACGATCGCGATCTGCGTCGCACCGGTAGGCGTGGCAGTCAGCGTGACGAAACCGGTGCCGTTGGCGTTGATCGTTACCGTGTAGTCGGTGGTCAGCACCAGCAGCGTATTGTCCCGATAGACCGCGATGTCGCCCGCCGCGAGGATCTCGAACGTGAAGTTGTACGGGCCGGTGCCGCTGGCCGCGTAGACCACGCGCCGGGTGACGTTGTTGATTTGGATGGCCATCGTTTACCTCGCGTAGTTGCCCAGCCGCGGCAGGCGTATCTGGGCTGTTTCAATCCGGCGCTGAATGGCTGGCGCGAACTTGCTGTTCATCATCAGATCATTTTGCGCTGCCTTGACGTATCCTGAATAGACATCGCGGATGTTGTCCTGCTGCACATTCCGCGGGTCATCGCTGAAGCCTGGCGTGTTATACCGCTCGGCGATTGCATCTTTAAGACGCAGCCCGCGACCGTCTGCAATGCGGCCCAACTGCTGCATCATGTATGCATACTCATCGACCTCGAGCTTGATCGTCACGCCGGCTGCGGTGACGCTCATGTCAGGCTTTTTGAGCGGGATGCCCAAGCTGATGATGATCTTATCGGCAGGCCGCTGCTTCGTCTCGCTGTAGCGCACGCCGGTGGTCGAGGCCAGCCAGGGATTGGCAGGATCGACATCGGTCATCGGCTCGCCCAGGTAGTCGTATGTAAGCGGCAGCCGCTCACTCAGGATCGGCGTGCGGGCCTGGCTGCGATTGATGCCCTCGAAGAATCCCTTGAGCACCGTCGGCGTGTTGGGAGATTCTGCAGTCATGCGCTTGAACGGATCGACGCCGCGCTCGACCATTGCCCGCGCTGAACTGAAGATCCCAACCGGCGAACCCTCGATGGCGTAGCTGGCAGCGGTTCCGGCCAGCCCATCGAGCGCATTCTTGAAGGCCTGCTTCGGATTTGGGATGGTGGCGCTGAACGCGCCCGCCAGCGAACTGATGCCCTGCACGAATGGCATCTGGCCGACGTAGCCATAGAGCCCCCAGGTCGCACCCAGCAACACCTCGCCGACCAGATCCTGGTTGTCCTCATAGCGGGCATACTCGACCGCGTCTGCAATCATGGCCATCGGTGCACCAACCGGGTCGATCCCGCGGAACGGGACATACAGCCGGCCATCCTTGCTGATCGACGGATCGATCCGCATGCCGCGCAGGTATTTCACAAAGTCCTGATCCCACTCGCCAGACTGAAAGACGAACGAATACGGCCGCCAGCCGCTGTCCAGGTAAACCTTGCGCAGGTTGTTGTCGCCAGGCCCGCCACCGGTCACGCGGCCATCGGCCACCAGGCTGCCGGCACCGATCATGATGCCGGTGCCCATGCC